AGTAGTTCCATCTTCTCCTCTTCTAACAAGGAGAACATCATTAGTAATTTTTTTAATAAACATCAATTCATTTTCAATTGCTATGTAAGTATCAACTGAAAGACTTGCTGCGTTTGTAACTATGAATTGAGTCTGAGTTGCATTAATATCTTCTGCAAGACTTGTTACGGCATCATCATTATAATCTTTGAGTGCTCTTGGTTCTGCAATATATCTTACTTCCCTCTTAGGTGCCTTGATATTTGTATTAGTATGATAATCAACTTGAACTTTTTTGATGAGTCCAGTGCTACTATCTGCGATAGGACCAAACAGATATGTCTTTGCAGTAAAGTCTAAAGTATGAATGATGACTCTCTTTTCTTCAAAACCAGAATCATAGTTGTCATCAAAGTTAATTCCATCGAGAACCATTGGAACATCTCTTTTTTCTCCAATGGAATCAACCAAGTCAATGGTTACATTGAATGATGGTTGAAATATAGGAAGAATTTGCTCAATAATTTGCATTGAATCTTCATTATATTGAGTCATGATTGATAATCTAAATCCCAAATTATATGGAACTGGCATGAATACCTTTTTTGCCACCTTAGATGTGTCATTCGTAAATGCCTTGAATGTCTGCATCGTTGAAATTTTTCTGGAATTATCGTATGCGATACTTACCAGTTCAAATGCAAGTCTTGGGAGAGTGATTGAAACTCTTTTTCTTGGATCTGGTTTCTGTTCTAATCTTGCCAAAAATTTCTCAGTAGGCCCATAGGCAATAGGAACCTTCATAGTTGAATACTCAGATCCATCCTGCTTGGTGTGTCTTATTTCAACAGTATTAAAGAGAGTACCGAAAGCAATAATAGTCTTTCGTATAATCTCGTGATAATGATATGTTCCTAACATGATGTTATGGTTTGCCTATACTAACTATTTAGAACTCACCAAATGGGTTCCTTTCACTAAAGTCTAGAATTTCATCTGCAGCAGATTCAACTTCTATATTATCCGCATATTCGTCATATTCATCTTGATCTGATATACTCTTAATCTTACGAGAAGCATCCGATCCATTCTGTGTAGTTCCAATACCAACTACCATTTCACCAAGAGCGAAGTTACTAGATGTATTAGTAACTTGAAGGATACCAGTATCCGAATCCCAATTCGCCACATGCGCCGTAGTGCCCGTAGAAACGCCCCTAACGAGTTCTCCGTACAAATAGTTATCTGTATTGATTCCAGTCGCTGGGGCGCTTATGGTGATATTTGGTTGTAATGTATAACCAATACCAGCATTGATGTAATTGATCGCTGTAACAACTCCAACAGTATTAATCACTGCAACAGCAGTTGCTCGTGTTCCATTTGGATCTGCAGGAGCACTAATAGTTACTGACGGAGTTACTCCATATCCAACACCAGCATTGGTGATGGTAAATGCACTCAATGATCCAGTAGAAATAATTGCAGTAGCAGCAGCACCAGTTCCGTATTGATTCTGACTACGAATAGTAACTGTCGGTGGTACTGTGTATCCAAATCCAGGATTTGTGATATCAATTCTTTCAATTGACTGTTCAATTTGACCAGCAATATTAGTCATAACAGCAACAGCAGTTGCATTGATGCCTCTACTTGGAGCAGTAGATATTCCAATTAGTGGTCTAGTTGTATATCCAGTGCCATCATTAATCAAATCAATAGAAGATACAGATTGACCAGTTTGTAGTGTACTCAGTGTCTTACCAACAACAGCATTTGCTGCAGCTGCAGTTGCCCCAAGACCCACCATAGTGAGTTTTGTTGTGTAGATGAAGTCAGATGCTGCCTGATCCACTGCCTCAATTCCAGTATCGATATTTTCATCGAGAGCGGCATCAAACACTTCACAACTCAACTGATAAACATATAACTTATTCAGTTGATAGAAAGGTTTTTTCGCTTCAACATATTTAATTTCAAATAAAGTATTATCAAGAGGAAAATAAATTAAATCTCCCTCTTGTGGTCTAGAAGTCAATGAAACATTTTCTCCAGCAAGAAATGGACTAATGAAGTCCTCATACCTCTCTTTGGATATAATAAATGTTACTTGATCTGTAGACTGTACACCAAACTTAGATAAGATATCTCCACCACCTTGAAATCCTTCGTAGTTGGAAAGATATGCTTCTATTCTAAATGAATCATCAAACTCGGATGCTATGGTTTCATTCAGAATAGAATCCTTGTTGATTATCTTTCTTGGAAGATAAAGAACATCTTGTCCGTATATTTTTAACTGCTCGTTGATCAGATCTTGAACAAGTCTTTGTTCACTATTTGATCCTTGTAAAAAGTAAGAATTTAATGGCATAACTCATCAACCTATCAAATCAAGAGGTGGCATTTCGTAGGTATCTCTGAGTTCTTTATCCAACTCTTCTAGTTCTGACATTGCATCATCAAAGAGTTGTCTTCCGTTCAACTGAACTCCACCTGGGAGAGACACACCATTGAATTTAATTAAGTTCTGTCCCCACTGCCTCTTAATTAATGCAGTAGTATATTTTTTTAACCACCAGTCGTTATATACTTTAGTTGCATCTGATGGATCTACTAATCTGTAGCAATCGAGAACAATAAACTGATCATCACTCATACTACCAAAGTCGATATCAAGATATAAACGACTTTGTTTTTTGTTAAATCTTAGTTGCACATCTGGAGTAATAATTCTACTCAAGTCTTCCAGATATGTCTTTGTCATTGTATAATTTAAAAGATCAAGTGCTCCATAGTAATATAAGTCATTCAGAAACAGTTGATATTTGATATTAAACAATCCACTAGAAATAGTGCTATTGTCCATTTTAAATACCTTTTCAACACCCAAAACATGATCAGGAAGTTGAAGGAAGTTTTGTCCCTCTGTCCAATCAACAGAAGTCACACCAACAGTTGATGTTGCTGTGGTGGTAGTTATTCCAGCCTTTAGTGTTTCTTTTTCAGCAGCAGTGATCTTGTGCTTTAAGTATACTCTTTGAATTCCGTCGAAATGATAATCTTGAAAATGCTGAATAGCGTCATCTACCAAATCATCAATCTGGTCATCGTCTACATTAATTTCCAAGACAGGGAAACCCAGTCTCCTAAGACAATAATCAATTAGTTCTTGCCTGGTACTGGGTTTACTCATTCTTCGATACCTGCTTCCTGGTATTTATCTGGTGGTATTTGATTGAACTTCTTCTGCAACTCAAGATACTCTTTGTTTAGAGATTCAAGTTTAGATTCTAATAGAATATTTTGATTCATTAATGAAGAAATTTTAGAATGATAATTTCTAATCAAAATATTCACATCAACATCACTACTATTCATAATCGTCAGAATGTTCCTCCATCTAATGTATCAGTCCACATTGGTTTGCTGGTGTAGACCACAGTTCTTGAACTTGGTGTAATAGAAATACTAGCACCATTTACAACCAAGTCATTAGTTGTGTCAAATGTTCCTTGCTCACCAATGATTGTTAAAGTAGTTCCTGCAGTGATTGAAGTCTTACAAACACCATAAGCAGAACTATTATTTTGCTGAGTAATTTGATCACCAGCAGCAATTGTTGCTCCTGAAGGTAATGCAAGAGTAATTTCAGTGACAGCAGTCAGAATCTGTGTAGAAGTTCTGGTGCTTGTTGCTGTACCAGGACCATCAGTAGATGATTGCAGACCATTAGCATCAAAGAATACGACGCCATGAGTTGCAAAATCATTGGTCTGATAGTAGATACCCTTGATATCAAGGAAACCTCTAGTACCAGATACAACACTATTGGTTACAGTTGCATCAGGAATGTATGTCCACGCTCTAGCAATGGCAGAACTTCCTTCTCCAGTGCTATCGTTGTAACCAAAGAATCCAGTTTTGTTATTTGCAACACCAGATCCAGTATTATAATCGAATGAAATACCACGGTCTGTATTGGTATCAAATCCGTGAGTGATTGTTACTTGAGTTGCTGTTGAAATGCCAGCATTTGTTGTACCAGTGAAGGTTACAACTTTACTTGCTGTATCATAAGAAGCGACTGTACCAATACCAGAAGCATCAATACCAGTTGCTGCAATTTGGTCTCCAGTG